TATGGCAAGTGATGCCATGGACGTCATACGAAGGCCAAGCAATTATGGTCAATCGTGAAAACGCTTTAGGCGATGCCCAAAACTTAGCAGTAGGCGGTACTATTACAGCTAAGTCGGCAGCAACATTCACACGTACACCATTCACAGCAGTTACTGTTATTGGTGATGCTGAAATGAACGGCTTAGTACAAGCCCAATCTCAAGGTGGCGGCGTTGACCAACTAGCAATTGAGGTTAGCTCAAAAGCTAAATCAGTAGGCCGTTTATTGCAAACAGGTATCGCAACAGGCACAGGCGCAGACCCTCAGCTTAACTCGTTGCATACACTTGTTGACGCCTCGCAATACACGTCTGCATCGGCCGGCCAAGCATTATCCTTCCAGCTTTTAGACGAGTTGTTAAACTTGGTAAAAGCAAAAGATGGCGAAGTTGATTGGATTATGATGCCTGCGCGGACATTGCGCTCATATCGTACATTGGTTCGTGCATTAGGCGGTATTACTGAAACAATTATTTTTGATATGGGCAATGGCCGTACTCGTAATGTTGACGTTTATAACAATATCCCTATTTTCCAAAATGATTACTTATCAATTGCAGAAACTGCAAACGGTGCATTATTGACCACTGGCGCATTAACATCAGTTTATGCTGGTTGCTGGGATGAAGGCTCACAAAAAATCGGCGTTTCAATGATTTACCCCGCTGGCGTGCCGGCTGGTATTCAAGTTGAGGATGTTGGCGTGGCAGAAACTAAAGACGAAAGAATCATGCGCGTTAAGGCTTATGCCAACTTTGTGCAATTTAATCGTCGTGGTACAGCTCGCTTGACCTCAATCAATAACTAATCATGGCTAAGTTAGAAAGTAATTTGATTAACGTGGTTGCTATTTATGATGGGTTTGTCATGGATAAGCTTGATTTATGGGGGGTTAGCTTTGAACACGTAGGTGACTACTATGAAGCTTATTTACCTAAAGACCAAGCTAATGAAATGATAAAAGCTGGCAGGGTAGTAATTAAATAATACTCATATCAAGCCCATTTTTCGGAGTGGGCTTTTTTATTGGTACTAATCACACAGAGGAAACATTATGGCAAACGCTATATATGATTTATGGAAGCAAGAGATTTTAAAAGGCACGGCAAATAACTTACTCAACTCAGCCGAAGGCGCAACAGGGGTATTTGCAGCGCTGGTTGATACTGGCACATACACTTTCAGCCAAGCGCACCAGTTTTACAGCTCGCTAACTGGCGTAGTGGGTACAGACCAAGAGATATTAACCAAAACGCAAGTAGCGGGCGCATTTGATGGCACTGATTTAACCTATACCGCCGTCACTGGCGCAAGTGTTGAGGCGATTGTACTTTATCGTAAAAACGCAGGCGCAAATACTACTTGGCCGTTGATTGCTTATATTGATACTGGCGTGACCAATTTACCCGTGACACCTAACGGCGGGAATATCACAATCACATGGAATGCTTCTGGCATTTTTAAAATCTAAATAAATTTCACCCACAACAAAAAGGAAATAACCATGCCAAATATTTTAATCTCAGTTAAAGGTCGCGGCGCAGTTTAATCATGGTTTGGACAATTCCAGATAATGGCGAAGCCGAAAACGTCATTCAGTCGTATGTTTTTCAAGAGGACTTAGAAGCTGGAATTAATGACGAGCTTGCAGGCACTTATGTAAAAAGCGGCTTATTGGTAGTGGCACAAGGCGCTCCAAACATGACGGTAAACGTGCCTGCTGGCGTTGTTTACTCGCTAGGCAATAGATACCCAGTAGCGGCAAATGCGGCACTAGCAATCGGGGCGGCGGATGCTACCAATCCAAGACTAGATTACGTGGTGGTAACATCTGCTGGGGCGTTAGCGGTTAGAGCAGGCACAGCCGCCGCCGCTGCGACCTTAAAGCCACCCGTTAGAGCGGCTGGTGACGTACTATTGGCGCAAATTTATATCCCTGCTACAGTAACAACGATTACCACAATACGAATTACCGACCGCCGTGTCATAACGCCAAATTTGCTTTGGGATACGGTAGAAACAGGCGCTTGGGATAGCAGCATTCACATTTTCCCAACTAGTGGCACAACGGCGTTAAGTGTTCGTGGCGGCGCACCTGTAACGATGACTGTGCCTACAGGGCATCCAACACCAACAGCAGGGCGTATTGGTCAATTATGGCGAGCACAATGCTCTAATGTAATTACTGCGACCAATCAAGTGCTTGGCTGGATATATAATAGCGCTGCATTACACAAATATTGGCGCGGCAATGCGGGAAATTTAGGCGGGTTTTATTTTCGCGGCAAGTTTACTATAGAGTTATTTGTTACAACTGGTTGTCGTTATTTTCAAGGGCTATCGAGTGCTACGGTTGGGGTGTCTGCTTCCGATACGTTAGCTGGCGACTTATGTGGAATTTGGCACGATAGCACCGTGGCAAACACCGTGCTTAACTTTGTTACACGCGATAACGTGACGACAAACAGTGTTGCAATTACTTTAGGCGCGCCGATGGCAGCAGGCCAAGGCTATGAACTCATTATGTATTGCAAGCCGAATGACACGGTGCTTTATTACAAAGTGATTGACATGTTAACAGGCAATACTTTAGCAGACAGTTTTACTTCGACCAACTTGCCACGCAATACCATATTTATGTCACCACAGCAAAACATGAGTAATGGCACCGCCAACATTACTGCGGCAACGGTCGCGCCTGGCGTTGTAGAATGCTTTGTTGCTAGTCCAGCTATAAGGACTTAGCATGTCGCGCCTGATAGTTGGCGGGCAGACCCCTGTAGGCGGACAGAGTTGGGTGGGCGAGGATGTTAGTGGCGGTAGTAATGTCACGTTGTTGCCTAGCCTGTTCACTGACGAAGATGCGTTTTACAGTGCTACGCTTGCAAGCGCCATCACGATAGCGCCAAGCCTAGTTACAGATGCTGATACGTTTTATAGTGCCAGCCTAACGCGCAACATCAGCTTAAGCGCTGGATTGTTTACAGATAGCGATACGTTTTATAGCGCCACTCTCGCTACTAGCATTAATCTAGCGCCAGCGTTATACACCGATGCTGACACGTTTTATGCAGCAAGCATCTCGCAAGGCGGCGCAACGCAGACATTAACGGCATCGCTTTATAGTGATGCAGACACATTCTTTAGTCACAGTTTAGCCAGTAGCATTACTTTATCGCCTAGCTTATTTAGCGATGTCGATACATTTTTTAGTGCTTCAATAACTAGAAATATAACACTAACGCATGCGCTATTTAGTGATGCTGATACTTTCTTTAGCGCCTCGTTTACGAGCAGCATTGCCTTATCGCCTGTCCTAGTCAGCGATGCAGACACATTTTACAGCGCGGCATTAAGTCAAGCGGGTGGCGCACAAACGTTATCGCCAAGTCTTTATACCGATGCAGATAGTTTTTACAGTGCTACGCTTAGTGCTGGCGCAGTAAATCTAGCGCCTACGCTTTTAAGTGACGCAGATGCGTTTTACAGTGCTACGCTTGCAAGCGCCATCACGATAGCGCCAAGCCTAGTTACAGATGCTGATACGTTTTATAGTGCCAGCCTAACGCGCAACATCAGTTTAGCGCCCGCTTTATTTGCCGATGCTGACACGTTCTTTACTGCCACGCTTAACCAAGCTGGCGGGGTGCAAACGTTATCGCCTAGCCTTTACGTTGATGCTGATACGTTCTACGCGGCAGCGATTGCAGCAGGCGCGATTAACTTAACACCAGTAAGACATAACAATAGCAATACGTTTTATGGTGCTACGGCTCTAAGCGTCAGCAGCTTGCAGCCAAGTTTATATAGCGACAATGACACGTTTTATAGCCATAGCCTAGCACTCGGTGCGACTAATTTAAATCCATCATTATTTATCAATGCTAATGCTTTCTATTTGCATGTTTTAAATAATGGTGAAGTGTCTGGAAAATATCCGCTTGCAGGCATTGATTGCATACCGCCACTAGCAGGAATTGAGAAGACCTACGCAATTACAGGTGCAGAAAGCAATCCGCTGCAAGGCGTTGAGGTGTTTTATCCATTAACCAATATTGAGCGCACATTCCCATGAGTATAATTGTTGAAACTGGCTCGGCAAGTTCTACGAGCGAAACGCTTTGTAGCGTAGCCTATGCAGATACATGGCACTTGAATAGAGGCTGTGCGCCGTGGGCTACATTGACGACCGCACAGAAAGAGGAAGCATTAAGGCGCGCCTCTGATTACTTTGAGCAAGTGTATGGACAAAACTTTCAAGGTTCACGCGTCAACGGCACGCAGGCGCTATCATGGCCGCGCAGTAGCGTTTATTTAAACGGCTACGCAGTTACAAGTTCGACAA